CCACCAGATAGTTTGAAAAGATAATATGGATAATTTAACTTATCACATTCTTCTTTTAATCTATCAGCAGTATGAAAAGTTTTAGCCTCTTCAGGTTCATCTGTAATAATCAGTAACCTTAAAAAGTCTTTTGGTTCTTTTGCTTCTGTTAGATAGTCTTTAAACTTGCTGACCTGCATTGTTGCCATCTTTATCCATATCTGTTGGTTTTTTACCTATATTATATTTAGCGTTTAATGTCCAATCATTCTTTTCTTTAAACGGTAAAACCTTGATTTGAGATAATGGCGCCTTGTCTTCTACTCTTGATTTGTCAACAATATCAATCAAATTCCAGTCTTGTAATAATAATGCAATTGTGTTTCTTCTTTGAATATCGTTGATAACTAATGTAGATGATTTGCCATCTAAAGCAAACAGTTCTTTAAAATGTGTTATAAAGTATTTGCCTTGTTTGTGTAAGATGTGACAAGACTGAAATAATGTCTTATCTTTTCTACTTGCTACACCGATTCTTGTTAATGTTTCTCTGACTTTTAGAAAATCGTCAGGTTGTTTTATGGTTACTTCAAGCATTTGCTCTGGCGACCAATTAATATTTTCACTCATTTTCTTTTTCTCCCACCCTTATTCAGGCTCATTGTTAATTCTTCAATCTGGCCGTCTGAAAGTAGGTTAAGAGCTTCTTTTGCTTTTGAATTACTATATCCATAATACTCTTTTACAACGTCTAAATTCTTTAGTTTGGATTGTGATAACCACTTCCCACCAAATCGCTTTTTCTTCCTAATACTATTTATCAAATAGTGGAATTGCATACGTTTTGGTAAGAAATGCAAGCCATTCATTTCGTTGCTGTGCATTATTGTATCATAGAACATAGACAAACATCTATTAATAACAAAAGGGGAAAATTTCTTNTCCCAAGTTATATCGTCTGTGTCTAGTAATGGTGTTTTGGTCTCATTTATCGCTTTTAGATAATCTTTTAGTTCGTACATTCGCTCTACCCATATAGTAATCGCCAGGTTCATAGTTCCACCTTTTACCGTGGTGACCTCGTATGTCTGCGTAGGTCATTCTGACTTTTACAATTAATTTTCTTAAACTTCTTATCATTTGAATTTACAATTTGCCATAATTTCTGTTAAACAAGCGACCATATTTATCTCTTGGTCAGCAACAAAAGCAGATTTATATTGATATCCTGCAATAATTAATACAGCTTGAGGTACAGAATTGCCTTCTAACGTAGAGTACAACAGATTATAAATTGTTGAAAACAAAGATGATGGTTCTTTATCAAGATTGTTAATGACCCACTTTCGCATATCATTAAACCTTTTCTCTTTAAGAATGGTCACCAACTCTTTAGTATTTGCCTCTGATAAACTAAACAGAATACCATTATCAATCTTACCTCGTACAGAATATCTTTGAAGTTCATTGATAGTCCGTCTGAAATCTGGATAATGTTTTTGTATAAGTTCAGCTAATACCTTTTCATCATATTCAACTTGTTCATCTTTAAGTATTTTACCTAGTCGTTTCATCAACGCCTGTGCTGTCTTAACCTTTTGACCATTCCTAATGGCAAAGTCAATTACGGTACAACGACTATGTAATGCTGGTAAAATTTTACTTTTGTAATTACAAGTAAATATGAATCTACAATTATTATGAAAAGTCTCAATGAAGTTTCTTAAAGCAGGTTGTACTGATTCGGCATTCATATAGTCTGCCTCATCTACAATCACCACTTTATGTGCTGATGTTTCAGTTAATGATACAGTAGAGGCAAAGTTTTTAATCTTATGTCTCAACGTATCAATCTGTCGGCCTTCATCTGACCCATTGATTATAATATAGTCAACACCTAATTCTTCACATAAGGCACGTGCTACGGTAGTTTTACCTGTACCAGCAGTACCAGATAGAAGTAGATTAGGTATTTCTTTTTGTTTTAAAAACTCTGAAAATGTTTTTTTAGTATCTTCAGGTAAAATACAATCTTGTATTTTTTTAGGACGGTATTTTTCAACCCACAAAAATTCACTCATATATACCTACCTCTAAAATTCAGAGTCAGGTTCAATAGCAATCCAGTATTGAATAGGTTTGCCTTTTGATATGAAATGGCTTATTTTCTGTTGTGAAATTGCAACATCATAATCATCAGGAATCATCTTCATATTTTCTGTCTTGAAATAGGCAGTAAATGTTTTGTCTGTATCTCCTAATGAAATTGAATAATCGTTTGATGGTGTTTTCTTATCAACAGCAACAATACTTAAAGTCTTACCATCACCTTTTACTGCAATGTCTGGTAGATTTAATGTATTAACACCTCTCATAAGTTTAGCAAGATTGTCTTTAGACAATGTAAATGTAATAAACTTATCAGGCATATTAATTGATTTTGTTGGTGCAACCACAACCGATTTATCTGCAAAGAAATATTTAATTGATTGTTTTGAATTGTTGTCTTTGATTACTAAATTCTGACCACCATTGAAATTAAGGTCTGACTTATCAAATAGGTCAATAGCTCTTAAAAATTCAGGTAAATCATAGATAGCAAACTCTTGGTCAAACTTCTCTGTAATTTCAGCTTCTGCTAAAATGTTTTTCAACGTAGAGATAGTTTGAATTTTGTTGCCTGGTTTTACCAAAATATTCTGATTAATGTCAGAAAAGTTTTTTAGTATGGCAACCGTATCACTTGTTAGGTTCATTATGTAGTTCTCCTCATAGTATTAATGGAGCGGATGGTAGGTACTGCCCCTACTTCTAAACGTTGGTAACGTCTCATAATACTTTTATACGACATCCGCATTTTTATAATATATCAAACTTTAGCATTATTGTCAATGCTGGTTTCAATCTTCAATAAAGAAACTTCTTTATCGGTCTTATTATTAACACTTCTAAATGTGGCTCTATTCATTTTCTTGTTAAACCAAGAGAAATCGTGGCCTTCGTTTGTAAGTTGTGTTAAATTCCATATCACCATTTTGTTATCTGTAAATAGATTAACGTATAGTGCTTGTTTACCAGGTGTTGCTTTTGCTAAGAGTGATTCGTACTTCTTTTTTTCAAGAATCAAACCCTCTACTGCATACTTATGGTAACTTTCAAAATTTCTTTTTTTGATTTCACAAATGTAATTATCATTTTCAGCGTCAAACCTAGCATAGTTTGTACTGACCAGATTTAAATTATCATTTGCAAATATAGGTAGTTTATTGATTTCTGTAATAACAGATTGTTCATCATTTGACCACATTATATAAAATTCCTTATCATCATTATTTATACATCATATACTAAAGGCGTCCCATTGTCAATAGTGGAACGCCTCTAGTTTTATTATTATTTGATATTGATAGTTCTAGCCTTCTTATGGTCTGGAACAATCTTCTCTAAAGATACTTTCAAAAGTCCATCTTTTAATTCAGCACCTTTAACTTCAACATCATCAGCGATTGTAAAGTGTTTCATAAAGTTTCTTTTAGCAATGCCTTTGTGTAATACACCATCATTGTCTTCAACTTCTTTTTCGTCTTTACTTTTTACTGATTCGATTTTAAGGATATTATCCTCATAGTTTACTGATACATCTTTCTTACCATAACCAGCCAATGCCACTTCAATATCATATGTCAAAGAACCTGTCTTTACGATATTGTATGGTGGATAGTTATTAGCCGTCATATGTGGAATATGGTTGTGAACACTATCTAAATGTTCAAACATATCGTCAAACCCCACGGTAAACGGTTTTAGTCCAGTAAAAATTGAATGAATTGCTTTGTGATTAGTCATTTTAATCTCCTTTGTTAAGCAAGTTAATGTTTGATACCTCTTATGAGCGTATCATAGTTATTTATATGGGGATTGTTTTTAAAATTACAACCCCCATATAAAATTTTTATTAGATATTTTCTAGTTTATCTTCTGGAATAACTTTGTAAATATCTTTCATACTAATTAAAACCTGTTTTCTTTTCAGATTTTTTTTACTCCATCTATTGATATTTTTAATTAATTCCATAACAGGTATCATAACTTCTTTGTTTTTACCTGAATTAGGAAATATATCTGATTGTTCAAATTGGCCTGACCACTCCATAAACCAATTCTCAAAATCTTGTTTATTAATCTTATTATCAAAATAATGTCTAATTGTTGTCAATACTGATAACCCACCCGTTAGTATTGTTGTATCATTTGGATAAGCAGAGTTTAATAAAGCAACATTTTCTTTTACTAAATCATAATCAAACTCTTTGATAATAGCCATTAAAGATGTAGGAGAAGATATTTTTTTCAAAACTTTACCGTTTTGTTTTACCTGATTTTTAATATCAAATCCCATATCAACCAAAACTCTCATTGTATTTTCATATTGAGGTTCGCCAGCTTGAGCACCTGAAACTAATCTATCTTCAGCGCCTTGATTTGTTCTTCTATCACTATCTGTATGGTGAATAATAGCACCAAACTTTCTGATTTCATCTAAAGATGTTTCTTTACCTAAACAAACAACTCTAGCAAATACAGGTGCACCAAGTCCACTTACAATAATGGATTTTGCTGTACAATGATTGCCAATCACGGTCACAAATTTATATGTTCCATCTTTAGCATAATATACAACTACGGTAATATTCAGAGCTTGCCAAAATAGGCCGCCTCTCAAATCCAAATGTGTAGATATATTTGTAAAATTAATATTGTCTCCTCTATTATGAATAGTATTGGTGTATACCATATCATTAGGAATCCAAGCATAAGTGTCAAAACTACGGCCTTTTCTAACTTTCTGGTCGATTGTTTGAAAATCAACACCGTCAGGTTTGATACCTATTTCTTTCCATCCTTTGTCAGATTTTAATTCTGTTGGTGTAAATGGAAATTTTAGTCTTTTGTTAAAATGTTTATCAACTTGTTCACTAATTGAAAACAAATGTTTGCTTTCTTCATAGGCGTTTAGTGATTTTTTTAAGTCGATATTTTTTACTGCGTCAGGTAACTTGTAGTCACCTTTTCTTAGGTCTGATATATACATATCTAATACTCCTCGTATTATTAATGATTGTTTACTTAAAAAATTCTACTAGAATTTAATAAACAACCGGTTCATTGTTATTTATAATGGTAGTTTTTCTTTTTTGAGTTTAAAACTACCAAAACATTAACTCGCAGCTTTAGTTTGTTTGTTTAAAGTGGTGCGAAACTAAGCGCAAATGCTGAAACAATCCACTATTCAGGTTCACTCTCGCTCTACTGAATACATTTGGGTTGAGGTAGGTCTCACCCTCATTATACTAACTTATCTTACTAAGCCTATCACCGTAGTGCTACGAAGACCAATGAACCCGAATTAGGTGGTGATTTTTATAGAGAATCACCAAACTCTAACCAGTTCGTTTATTTCAACAGGCTCTGGTCGCCTCTCCACGCCGTAGGTCTTACGAGCTGCCTACTCACCATATTTATCATCATTTAAGCACAGGCGGGAAATCTATCTTTGTTGTTCAAGTTTCTTCATCTTTTTTTTGAAATTCTTGATACCCTCTTTTTTCTTCTCTCTTTTGATTTCGGAAGGTTTTTGATAGTATTGTTTGGCTCTTAACTCCTTGACAATGCCTTCTTTTTGTACTTTTTTCTTTAGCACTCTCATAGCTTTTTCAAGGTTTCCGCCTCTAACTTCTACTGTTATACTCATATTATTACCTCCTCTCCTCATCATCATTACTTGAATCAATACAATTAAGTATTAAATACAAAATACCAATAGTAAATGGTATGCTTATAAACAAAAATAATATTGCGTGTTCTATATCAAACATAATTCTTTCCGTGTAAAACGTGGTGAGGCCACTACACCTCACCACTAGGACTTACACTATATAAATTTAGATAACGTCAGCGTCATCCGAGGAATTATCGTCCTCATCCGTTTGAGCAGCTATCTCACTCTGTCGAGTCTGTTCGGCAATCTGCTCAGCAGAAGCGCCAGCGTCAACCTTGGTGTATAACTCCATAAACGAATTCTTTGTATCATCATCAAATCTATTCGTACAAACTTCAATCGCTTTTACTTTGCTATTAAAGATTGTATAGGCTTGAATAATGTGTACTAATCTTCTAGTTGATATAATCTCATCAACACCACCATCAAAGTAGGTCTTTCTGATTACATCAGCCCAAGTTACCAACTTCTTACAAAAGTCAGCGTCTTTTTTACCAGACTTGGCAAGAGTACCAACTAGGATTTTTTCTTCAATCTTAGCAGTAGGATACTTTTGCTCAAAGGTAATTGGAAATCTTTCCAAGAACGCCTCGTTAAGTACGTTAGTACCTATAAATTTACCGTCATCACTACCTTGACCTTTTGTATTGGCAGTAGCAACAACATTGAAACCATTAGCAGGTTTTACAAACTTGTTAATCTTCTTAACATAAACACCTGAACCTTCAAGTATCGGTTGTAAACACATAATCTTGTTAGAAGCAAGGTCAATCTCATCAAGAAGTAATAATGCACCTCTCTCCATCGCCTCGATAACAGGACCATTTTGCCAAACAGTTTGACCATCTTTAAGTCTGTAACCACCTAAAAGGTCATCTTCATCTGTTTCAATTGTAATGTTAACTCTAATAAGTTCTTTCTTTGATTCGGCACAAGCTTGGGTCACACCCATAGTCTTACCGTTACCAGATAAACCTGTAATGAATACAGGATAAAACATATTAGATTTTACAATTGATTTTAAATCTGGATAATTACCAAATGAAACGAACACAGGATCCTTTTTAGGAACAATGTTACCAACTAATGAAGAAACCACATATGCAGCTTCAGTATTAGTCTTCTCAACTGGTAAAACATTCTCGGTCTCACCGACTATGCTTTCAGTTGTATCGTTTTCAGTAGGTAGTTTGAATAAAGATTTACCAACTTTGTAATCAGTATTCTTAATCAACCATTGTGGTGCATACTTACAACCAAACTTTTTGTTGGCTTCTTTAAGTTGCATAACAGTTAATTCGTTTGTGCCAAACTTTTTAACGGCGTGGTCTACAAACTCTTGTTGTTTCGTATTTAACATAGTGTAATGTCCTTTCACAGTTTTCATTATTTATTATACGTATATCCTATCATAGAAATTAGCATTTGGCAACCCTTTATTTTTTTGTTACCAGGCAATGGTTGTGGAACCATCTATGCAACCTCCTGAATGAATTTATTTAAAACTACTCTTGAAGTGATTCGGTCTTTCATAGAACCAGCAAAGATTCTTTTCAATTCACTTGAAGTACCTTTCTTAACAGTAGCGTCAGCCATTGAAAAGTTTTTAACATCCATAGTTTTACCATTTAAGATAAAGTATTTGTTATAACCAGGCTTGTCAACAGCAACTGCTTTTTCTTTTGTCATCTGCTTTCTCATCTGATTGTATTCTTTTTCTCTATCAATATATGTTTTACCAACACACATTCTCTCTAGGTCCCACTTTCTAATTCTTTTTAGAAGGAAGAAACCAATAACATTTACATTGTGCTCAGATTTAATGTGGTTTAATAACATTGCTGTTAGATTTTCACCATCAGTATGAGCTGGTTGTTGCAATCTTTTTTTACCAATATTATAAACTTTTGTTTTATGCCAATCACTACCGTATTCATCACCCTCTGAACCCTTAACTCTACCTCTAATACCGTTAGCACCACCATCTGTTAATGTGATTAGTGTCATAATCTCAATACCATATTTCTTTTTGAACATTGGTACCAACTTATTAAGATATATAAGTGCTTCNTTCAAAGGTGTATTACCAAGATTNAATTCTCTAGGTAANCCATAACAAGAAGGCTTATAGTCATAAGGAATTCTAGGATTATATCTACCATAATTAGATGAATAATAATCGCCCATATGAAACATATACATCATAGCGGCGTCTAATTGTCTTTTAGTCATTTTGTGACTAGCACAATTAACTAAATTAAAGTTTTCAAAATACCAATCACCATTTTTATGGTTGAATGATTTGTCATAATTAGAATGCTCACTTGCATATTTTCTTTCACTAGTAAAGAAGTAAACTTCAAAAGGTATATTAACTCTTCTAACAAACTCTACCAAGTTAATCAATTGGTGTACAGTTTGATTCAATACATCACTCATAGAACCTGACCAATCAAGCAACATAATCATACCGTGGTTTTTACCATCAGGAATAACTGTTAATCTTTTAAAGATGTCATCACTATGTTTGTAATTAGGTAATTTTAATGGGTCAATAATACCAGTTTTATCTGTACTTGCTCTCTTATAAGCAGTTGCAGCTTTCTTCATTTCAAATTCTTTTACAAGATATGAAACAGTTTTCTTGTTATCTTTAAGAAACTTTTTGTATTTTTCTTGTAACCAAGAATCGTACTTAACAACATCTGTACCATATTTTTTAGATTCTACTTTTAGTGTATCAAAAGCTTTTAAGAAATCTTTATAAGAAGTCAAACCATCTTTAAATGATGGCTCTGGAATATTACCATATATAAGACCTTTAACTTTTTCATCTAACAATTGTTCTTTTTTATTATCAAATGAATCTTGAGTCACCGCTCTTAATAGTTTATCAGACTCACTATCACCACCTGAACCAGGACCATAGTGAGTAGCAGCTTCTTTACCATTCTCATCAGACTCTTTGTCTTCTTCTACGTTATTTGATTCGCCGTCTTGCTCTGCTGGTTTTTCATCATCAGCTTGCTCATCACCAAAATTATTAAAATCATTTGCTTCATCACCTTTGTCCGGATTCTCTTCAATGTCTTCTTCATCATCAAAATCAAACTCATCTTTACCTAGATTGTATGATTTAACAATTTCTAAATTATCAAAGTCAGGTAACTTTTTCATTTCCTGTACTTGGTCTTTTTGATATTCTAACAATTCTTTGGCTAAAGTAATTGTATCTTCAAAGGTAACAATCTTGTCAACTTTAGCCAACCATTTATTATCAACATCACCAAAAACAAAAGGGAGCCTGTTAAGAGATTTACTTCTTAAATTAATTTTGTCAATAATCATTAGTTCTTTATTAATGTCTTTACCCATAAGACCAAAGAAATTTTTAGTTTCAAGTATGTCAAAACCATTCATATAGTTTTTAACAATACCAGGGTATTTTGCTTGAATTAATTTGTCTATTCTTGTATCTTCTAACACATTTACATATGCTCTTAACTCGGGGTCAGTAATGCCTTCCCATTCTTTATATGGTGTATATAAAGCGTGAGCACATTCGTGAGCAATTAACATATCATATACATCACCACTTTGTTCTTTAAAGATAGGTAATGTAAGCACTCTATTTTTTACATCAAAAGAGGCAGTTGATACTTTGTTGTGTTGAATTATTATATTCTCTGTAGCGATTAGTTTGGCTAGATAGCCTTTAACATCAAGATTTATCATAGTGTNAGTGTCCTTTTTCATTATGTNTATATCCTACAGGAGTTTTTTATGAAAGTCAAGCGTTAAATTAATTATTTTTTTTGTTACCAGGTAACGATTACCGACTTGATAGTGTTCTACTTTTGTTCTATTTTCGTATAATATCGTCTTCCCTTGTGCTGGAACCATATTGGATTTCAACGATTCGCAACGATTCGCTAGTCTCATTTGCAAGTCTATGCCATTGTTCTCTGTTAATATGTAAATTATCAAACATTTTAAACGTTCCAAGTAAGTCTTCTCGTTTATCTGCACCGTCACCAATTGTATAAACAGTAGCCTTACCACTTGAAATGAACCAATGTTCAGCTCTTTCTTGATGTTTCTGCATTGATAAAGACTTGCCAGGCTCAACAATTAACTCTTTTACTTTTACAATGCCACTATCATTATGTAATACTTTATAGTGACCCCAATCTCTCTCCGTTGTACTGGTGACCCAATTTTCAAGTATGTTAGATGAGGAGTTAGATTTGGTAGAACCACCTACAGCAGATTCAAATTTAATCCAATCATCACTTTTAAAGTATTCAATCTCTGGTATATTGTCATTGTTTCTATCTCCACCATTTGCAAATATAATATCTGCTAGTGGATAAAACTTCTTTACTTTTAGAATTGCGTCAATAGCTGTATCGTCATAGTCATCAAAATTGATAACATTGTCTACCGATTTTAGATTAAATAAGACTTCTCTTCTCTCGTAGAATGGTAAAAAGGATTTACCTTTTTTTCTGGTCAACCACTCATCTGAATTCAGACCTACAATCAATACCTCACCTAGTGCTTTGGCACACTTTAGGTATTCTAAATGTCCTGAATGTAAGGGGTCAAATCCACCTGTTGCGATTACGACTCTGTGTTTCATCTGTTGTCACCAGAGCCACCAATTACGCCTCTTGCCTGTCTGTCTTTTAGTTTTACGATATTATTGTTAGCAATGTCGGAAAGCTTAAACCCAATATCATCAGCCAATATACTGATATACCAAAGGCAATCGCCAATTTCAGAGGATAACGCTTCACGATAATCCTTATTGTTCTCATATCCGTCTCTTAATAGTTTCTTTACTTTGTTCGCTACTTCGCCTGCTTCACCGGCAAGGCCTAGAGCTGGATATAATACAGCGTGTTTCTTGTCGTAAATTGCTGTTGACTTAGCTAATTTTTGATATTCGTCAAATGAATTCATTTTTATTTATATTTCCTTTTTTGAAAGTTGTTAAATTATCTGCCGACATCAGCAAGATATTTTGCTTTACACTCTTCCCAATTCAAATAGATTATATCATCATAGAAATGGGTCTCTTTTGAAACTCTATCTTGTTTCTTTAAACTGTTTAATCTCTTCTTGGCATACTTGGTCTTCCATAATTCTGTTAATGCTTCTACTGAATTATCAAATTTTCTAATCAATTTATCTTCTTTAATCTCTTCTCTTAAAAATTGATTAGTGTTTTCATATAATTCACCAAAGTAGATACCTCTAGCGTGTTCAGACTTTTGTAATTTCTTATCAATACCTAGTTTACTATATGTGAATGCTCTACTTCTATTTCTATGGTCTCTTTTATGAGGTTGACCACTATCTTTTTTAGCAACATACCATTCAAAGAATTTGTATGTGTGATTCTTCATTAACCATTGTTGTATCATAGTGTTGGTTGTTTTTTCAGGCTCATATGAAACTGAACCGGCAGTCCAACCCATTTTCTTCCAGTTTTTTAGTCTATCATATTGTGATAATGGTATTACTTTTGTCTTACCATATAGACTAGTTGTGGTTACACCTACTAATTTGTCTTTATATTGGTGTTCCCAGGTTTTTTCAACTGTATCAGATAGGCATAAAAGTGCCAGTAGTTTGCCACCTACCAGGTTGTACCCTAAAGGTTGAATTGGTACAATTGTAGACCCGATACAGGTATGATTAATCATTCTCTGCGTCTTGGCTTCTCTTTCCCAACCAATATAATTGTCTCTAGGTGTAAGGTCTAAAAAGTCACTACTCATACAAGTGACACCAAGATACTTCTTGGTAACTTTATCTCTAATTAGAAAGTTAAGATTTCTACCAATATTACTATTGTTTTTCATTGTAGATAAAAATGTTCTTAATGCATTCCAAATTTCAGAACCTTTGGCATTTGTATGTGAGGTAACATCTGCACCATCTGTCCATATTAATTCAGGTTGTAATTCTAAATATTCTTCGGGGTCTTCAGGTAACCAAAAATTGTTTTTAACTTCCTGTATAACTGTTGCTTGGTCAGGTCTCAACATTGCAGGCTTATCATCAAAGAATGAATTAGTTTCTGCTGTAGGGTATCTGAATTTTACTTCTTGAAATTTTTGATAAAGGGTATACTCTTGTACTGTCATAGCAGATACAAAGGTCAAATCTTTTATGATTGTCTCTTTTAATGTATCTGTATCAATATCTGGTATTTTAGATAAGTCTGTATTATCTTGCCAACTTTGCCATTGGTCGTCAACAGACATACCTTTCTTCCACGAATAACCCATAATTCTCTTTCTCAATTATTAATATATTCATCCTATATTAAATTATTAGAAATGTCAAGCCTTATTAGATTTTTCTAATTCTGCTATTTTGAGGTCACGTTTATATGCTTTTTCAGCCTTCTTTCTGGCCATATCAAATTTGAGTTTTGATACCTTTTCAACAAATGTAATACCCATTGTGTGGTCAAATTCGTGTTGATAGATTCGAGAGAACAGGTCTGTAAATTCTTTCTTAATTAATTTGCCATCATCATCTTCATATTCTACATTGATAGTACGTGGTCTATCAATCTTTAAAAATAGATACGGAAATGTTAAACAACCCTCTTGACCTAATAATGTCTGTTCAGAGGTTGCTACAATTCTAGGATTCCAACAAGCATACTTTTCACCGTTGTTTAGTGATAAATGATTACCCATTACAAACATTCTAAAAGGAAGACCTGCTTGATTACAGGTAAGACCTACACCACCGTATTTTTTCATACACATAAACATTGCTTTAGAAACCTCAGCTCTATTTTCAAAGCTGTGTTCTTTTAACATTTCATCTTTAAACGGAGCAATTGCTGTGTTTACTCTAATGTCATTTGCTGGTATTAGTCCTAATTGTTTTATTTCCTTATCTGCCATTATATTGTCCCTAGTTGTGTAAAGTTTTGTACCTTTTCAAACTTTATTATGTTAGTAAATTTATCAAATAGTATATCACCTTTATGAGATATAATAAAGATATTTTCTTTTTCAAATTGTTTAATGATTTTAAAGAAATCATCCATACCTTGGCCGTCTAGTGATGAATCAAATATCTCATCTAGTATTAGTAGATTTGTATTTGTACTATTCTTCATTCTTGCAATATCACGCCAAGTAAATAATAATGCTAAGTCTATTCTCATCTTCTCACCCTCACTAAAGTTATTATAGTTAAAGGTATCTCTGAATCTTGATTTAACTGTTTCGTTAAACTCTTCATCTAGGTTGAATGAAATATAAAAGTCCATTGCTTGTAGATATTTGTTAATAAGACTATTCATAATAGGAACATACTTACGAATGATTTGTGCTTTAGCACCTTTGTCGTTTAGTATTTCTCTTAACACATCTACATAACCTTTTTCTTCTTGTACATCTGTAAGGTTAGCGTCTGCAACACCAAGGTCTGCTGACATCTTTTCCAGTTCAAGTTTAATTGATTCTATATCTACGTCTTTATTATTGAAATTATTAATATCTAGTTGTATTTGGTCACTATGAGATTTCAGACTTTCTAATGATGATGTTATTTTTGCCAAGTCCAAATTCATATTGGAGATTTTGTTTGAAACCTTGGAGAAAGTTGATACTTTTTGTTCGTGTTTTGATATTTCTTCTACGAGCTGGACTAGACCACTTTCTAGTTTCGAAATTGTACCGTGTTCTTCTTCGCATTTCTTTCCCTTAAAATCTTGGTCAATCTGTTGTGTACAAACAGGACANTTATCNTTNTCTTTAAAGAAGTCTAAAGTTNTCTTGTGTGTAGATATATTTGTTTCTATTTTTGTTTCTAGTTTATTCAACTGATTTAGTTTAGTTTCAACTTCTTCCTTGCCTTGTAGTTCATTTTGACTAANGGCTATCTCTTCATTNAGTTTTTGTAGTTTTGTTTCATATTCTATCTTATTTTTGTTATTTTCTTCTAGTCTATTTTGCACTACCGCCTGGTTGTCGCTACCTTTGGTCTCCAGCGTCTTTAGATACTTTGCTTCAGTTTCGTACTTGGTCTTTATTAACTCACATTGGTGCCTCACCTCCGTCAACTTTTTTTGTAAATCACTCTGTTGGGAACGTAAAATTAGGTCCATAAGGCCAAAAACTCTAATGTCAAGTATCTCTTC